GTACGCTTCTTTTTGGCACCAATATTATACTTGGTCTCCAAAATCCAATCAGCCTTTTCTTTATAAGGAAGAACCTTAATTTGATTCAGAGGAGCAATATCTTGAATCTTAGTCGCATCTACTACTTCAACCAATCCCCAATCGGCAATTAGTTGAACAATACGATTACGACGTTGAACATCATTTACGGTTAGATTGGCGTGTTTGCCATCCAAAGCAAATAGTTCTTTAAAATGTACCAGATAATATCTACCTTGCTTATGTAGAATATGACAAGATTGATAAATCTTCTTTTCTTTGCGAGATGCAACTCCGATACGGGTCAAAGTCTCACGAACCTTAAGAAAATCATCGGGTTCGTTGAGAATCACTTCCACCATATGGTCGGGCGTCCACTTTACTTCAGGTTCTTGAACTACACTCATTTTGTTCCTCCAGTGTCAAATTTTGATTTAATAAATGTTAGTTGTTCTTTAGTTAGAATCCTCAAAGCCTGTTTTGCCTTTTCATTACTATAATCATAATAACGTTTGACATAATCAAGATCTTTGATTTTATCTTGTCGGAGCCAGGGAGAATATCTCTTCTTTTTCCTCAGACTATTTATAAAAAAGTCATACTGCATCTTCTTTGGGAGGAAATTATACAGGTTCATTTCATTAGCAAACATAATACAATCAATATGCCCAGAGAGGCAACGATTGATGATGTATGGTGCATAATCCTTCTCAAGTGAAGGATCTTCATCAATTAGGTTGTTCTTCGTCTGATTGATCGAGTTTAACCAGTCCTTCAATTCCATAATTAAAAAGTAATAGTTCTTTGCGTTGTTTTTGGTCTCTCATATATTCACCCACCGAACGCATTGTATAAGTAAGATCAAACTCTGCGGCATTCCAGTTCTTGAACCTATCCTTTACGAGTTGGTCCGAATTATAACTGACTAACTGATCCATATTGTTAGCATCACAATCAATAGCAAACTTATCGTGATCAAATCCTTTGTGCATTGATCCCTTGTTCCCATAGAGATTGTCCTTAATGTCATAAGGAGGATCGAGATACATAAAAGCACCCTTATTTCCATCCATCAGATAATCATAGGAGTAATTAGTTATACGCCAATTTGCAATTAACTTTGAATACTCAGGCAATTTTTCAATACCTCTCAATGAAAAATTGCTATTTGATGCTTGTGGAGAAAAAGAAGAACTTTCGGTAAGACCACTAAAAGAACATTTGTTAACAATATAGAAAGCAACAGCACGATTAAGGTTCGTTTCAGACTCATCATTGATTTGCTCCTTTGATTTCAAAAAAAGTTCTCTTGCCAATTCTGGTGTACAATGTGCTAACTTCAGTCCACTAAGTTCATTCTTCAAATCATCCCCAAACATCTGGAGTTGCTGCCAGAAGTTTACCAGAGGTTCGTAAAGATCGTTGACCCAAATATCTATACTAGGATACTTCTTTGTAATATAAATCGCAACGCTTCCACCACCTAAGAAAGGTTCACGAAACTCATCATAGTTGCGGAGGTCTGGAAAGTATGCACCCATCTTTTCGCAGGCACGGGACTTTCCGCCAGGATACCTTAAACAGGTTTTTAATTGTTTTTGACTAATTGGCATTCAATTTCTCCATAATCATTTCATACTTTTCTCGACGCCTCTTGCCAAGATAAGGTTTCATCAATTCAGTCCACCTTGTCGCCGCTTCACCCTGAAGGTTTATATAATAAGTTGGTTTTTGACCTGCTGCTTTATGGACTGGACCACCATCAGTATAAGTTATTTTCCTTCCATCCATTATAACAGCAACTCGCTCCATAATATCTTGGTCGGTCATAGACATACTCATAGAAAGATAATTTTTTTCAGTATAAGTTTTTCCATTAGCAAAAGTCCGTGTTCTTCCTTTTTTATAAGACCAGGAGCCTTCACCTTCCCATATACCAGTAATCCAAGCAAGTTCAATTTCTGTTGGTTCTCTATGTTCGTAGATAGTTCCCTTAGCCATAAGTTTTAAGATACTCCACTTCTATTTAGTGGTGGAGTTATTTTCACTCCTGATGCTCCATTTTGGTCTAATATAAGAATAATTTAGATAATCCCAAAAAATACCTTGATAGTCCTCAAAGTCCCATTCAGGGTCTTTGCCATCATACTCCATTAAATCTTTCCATAATTGGAAACATATCTTAAATAGTTTCATAATCGGGTTTGTGATACTTCAAATATTCCCAAAAGGTAAGTTTCATTTCTTTCTGCGTCATACCACAGTGCTTTGCCGCAGCAGGAAGAGTCATTTTAGCACGGAACAAACCTTCGTTTGCTTCCTTTACATTTTCAGGAGTTGTTTTAACAGATTGTTCTTTTAGGTCTTTATAGTTAATTTTATATGGGTTCATTGGAATTCACACTCGCACATTATTTCAGTTAGTGCCGCTAGGAGGTTAATCTCTTGGTCAGCCACGAACGCACATTGGTATTGATACTTAGCAATAACAAGAACGGCAGCAGGAATAGAGGCGGGTACAAGAGAATCATAACAGGCGTCATAAACCCTGCGAAGAATGAGAGTAGAGTCGTTGTCCAGGTTGGAGACCACCCACTTTCGTACTTCCGGGAAATTCTTTTCCTTGAGATATTTGATGAGTTCATTTACAGGGATGTCCGAGAAAGATGCAAGAATGCCAGCGTCAATTTGTCCCCCAGTTGCATACCGTTGACATTCGTTGAGGACTCTGCGGAAGTCTGGGAAGTGCTTTGATACCAGTTCTGCAACGACTTTTTGATCATATTCGATCCTCTCCGCATCCAAGATGTTTTGTAGACGCTTGAAGAAGGATCCTGCCAACTGCGCTTTTTGTTTCCCTTTGATTGTGAAGTCGATGACGGCACATCGGGAGTGCAGAGGTTCAATGATTTTGTTTTTGTAGTTGCAGGTGAAGATAAAGCGGCAGTTGTTATAAAATGTCTCAATATTTGCCCGTAGTAGGAGTTGTACGTCGTTTCCTGTGTTATCCGCCTCATCGATGATGATGACTTTGTGTTTAGAAGATCCCGTAAGTGAGACGGTCGAAGCAAAGTTCTTTGCTTGGTTCCGTACAGTATCCAAGAAACGCCCTTCGTCGGATCCGTTGATGACATAAAAATCTGCCCCCAGTTCGTTACATAATGCTTTTGCGATTGTTGTTTTACCAATTCCGGGAGGTCCAGAAAGAAGAAGATTTGGAATCTCTCCTTTCTCTACAAACTCCTTGAATGTTTTTTTAGTATCATCGGGAAGGATACAATCCTCAATTACTTGAGGACGATATCGTTCCACCCAAAGAAAGTCACTTGTCATAATTTAATTATACCCAATCAGGTTTGCGTTGCGGCATACGAAGATAATTAGATGCAACCCAAGGTTTGCTGCTAATGTACATCTTGTAAGCAGTAAAAGTGTCAATAGTTGTGTCCAGTTTAAACTCATCTGGCATAGCACGAACGAAGTTTTCTACCTTGTCTATTTTACCACGAGGGAACAAATAAAAGGCATCTACAAGAGTCTTGTAACAGGAATGGACCTTACCATAACGGAGAGTATATTCATCACACAGGTTCATACCGTGCTTGATTAACCAATAAGCATTATGAATACTCTCTGCTGCCCACTTGGTACAGGGATGATTGCGGAATGCACCCTTCTCTGTGCTGTAAGGGGTGCTGTCTGCCTTGAGAAGGGGTCCATAGTTGTGATACCACTTGGATGCCACGATAGAAAGCATCTGGCAGCACTCAAGAGGCATTTTAACTATGTGCTTATCAGGAAGACAGACGGCACTCTCAGCAGGAAATTCACTTGTTACAAAGATATTCAAAATTGATTCCTCAGAAACAATATTTTTTTAGATAGTGTACTACTTCTTCAGGTTTATCTTCAAGGTAATATGCTTCCATTTCATAAGCAGCATAGGAACCAGTTGCCTTTACAGATCGCACAACATCATTCAGTTTATACTGGTCTAGAGTAGCAGTTACACCCAGTTTACCACGCTTACAGGATTGTGCAACGTGTACTGCTTCATGGTAGACAGTTTCATTCACATAATGTTTAACTGGACTGATAGTGTTTTTAATGTTGTTCAAACAAATTACAAAATCAGGAGATTGTACAACCCCAAACATTTCCTTATTTCTACAAATAGCAGAGTTTTGCTTGATAGTGTAGTTTTTTTGCATAATCATACTGATAATTTCTTGACCAGCAGGAGTAAGGTAAAGAAGAAATTCCATCAATCAAAAGTAGAATCAGGTTCGAGAGCAATATAATAACAAAGATTGTATTTGCTGTTAGTAAATTGTGACAGAAGTTTAGAGGACACTACCACATCATAAGCACCAGGAATAATCTTAATGTTTTCTACCTTAAAGTTGAAAGTGAATTCTTTATCAGTCTCACCCACAACAATAGAATATTCATTAGAGGTGTCATTCTTCTTATCACGAACAACAAGGCGAATTACACCAGCACCACCAACTGCAGAGAGGTCAGGAAGTTGATAAACTGCCGCTGCCTTAAGCAGTTTTTCCAGAGAACCAGTTTCCAACTGAAAGCAAACATCTTGAGAAGGAAGTTTGATTTCCTTTTCTGGAGGAGAAATAATTACATTAGGATCGGCATAAAAATACTTTACCCGACGCTTACCTTCACGAATATTGATATGAGATTCTTCCGTAAAATCAAGATCAGGATCTTGATGAAGACTCAAACCATTCAAAAATTGATTCAGGTCATAAATTGCAAATTCACGAGGAAACTCTTCTGTAATATTTGCTTCTGCCAGAATATTCTTGGCAACAGAAATAGTACGGAGTTTGTTACCTTGCTTGACCAGAATAGAATTGTTGATTCCAGCAAAGTTTTTCAGAACAGTGAGAGTATTTTCTGACAGTTTCATAGAGTTTTCTTTAAGTTTCATAATAATCAACGGAATTCAGTAAGTCCATTATCTTGACGGGTATAGTGTCCGTCAAAGTGAAGCAGTAGCATAGCATAGTGAATCACTTTCAGCAAATCACGCTTGTTACGTCCATCCTTGTCCCCATAACGGGAACCATACTTCAGGATGTTTGCCTGACAGAATCCTGCTGCCAGTTTCTTTGCTGCCATCAAATCAATAGTTTGAATGTCAGCATAACCAGATTCATCACCACAATAGTGACCGTGATAGGTGCTGGTTACATAATCCTGAATGTCTTTCAGGATTTTATCTTCATTATATTTCCAAAGATGATTTTTAGATTCACTCATAGTTACCGGTGTTTTTGCAAGATTAATTTGACCATTTTCATTCATAATCAGTGTATATTCAACTAGGTTTTTTTCGTCCTCAGGTCCAAACATAATAAGGGGAAGTCATAATTTACCTTCCCCAATTATAGCAGATTACTTTCTGTTAGTCAATCAGAAAGAAGGTTGTTCGTCAATGTATTCTACGGTCAGTTCAGAGTTTTCGGTTGGCATCACAAAGTCAGCATCAACTTTGTCATACAGTTCAAGGAATGCTTGCTTAGTTTCATCGTCAAAACGATTCACACACACTTGGATTGCCTTTGCCTTATCTTGGAAGATGCTGTAGGCACGGATGATATGAACCAGACGACGGGTGCTGATGATTTCCTCAATACCACCATCGTAGAAGGTCTTGCGGATAATGTCACCCCAGTCAACCAACCGCTTGCAGAAGTCACGGTCTTCCACACCCAAGTCCAGAGCAATACCCTCAAGAATCTTCTGCTCTACTGCAGGGGCAGGATAGGATTGCTCAAAGGTCACAGGGAAACGCTCTAGGAAAGCCTCATTAAGAACGTTAGTGCCGATGAACCTACCATCATCAGAACCCTTACCTTTCGTGTTTGCGGTGGCAATCACGTTGAATCCAGCGGCAGGTTTCACGAACTTACCAATCTTTTTCAGGAAGACACCTTTACCCTCAAGCACAGATTGCAGGCAGAGAATTTTGTTGGAGGCAAGGTCAATCTCATCCAGCAGAAGAATTGCACCACGCTCAAGAGCCTCAATCACAGGACCGTTATGCCAGGCAGTTTCACCATTCACAAGACGGAAACCACCAATCAAATCATCTTCATCGGTCTCAATCGTAATGTTGACACGAATCATTTCACGCTTCAGTTGAGAACACGCTTGTTCCACACTGAAAGTTTTACCATTACCCGACAGACCCGTAATGAACGTAGGGTAAAAGAGACGGGACTGAATAATTTTTTTGATATCGTTAAAATTACCAAACTTGACGAAGGTATCATCTTTTTCGGGAATAAGGTTTTGGTGATGTTCGGGAAGAACCGCAACATTCTGGAAAGAACGCTCAATCTCTTCCACACGCTGTTGAGTCACTTCAAGATTCCATTTGCCACGAGAAGTTTTGTATTGGGACAGTTTATTGCTTACGGTTTGGTAGTTGAGGGAACGAGAAGCACAGAAACCCTTGAGGTCGCCAGAAGTAATTTCAGGACCATAGAGTTCTTTAAGAGACTCAATCAGTTGGGCGTCATTCACGGCAGTTTTGCGGGGCATGATGTAGTTAGGTCGTTTTGTTTAACTGAGGTTATTATACAAGAAAAAAGAGGGCGGTTGAGTGCCCCTTATGACAGTTTCAAGATTGGACCTGCTGGTTTCGCAGTTTATTCAAATAGTCTTCACTTGCAATATGTCCAGTATATCCGGGATAATACTTTTCAACAAGTGCAGGAATACCCAGAGCAGTAGTTGCACTATTGCAAAGAATCCAGACTTCTTTAGTATCGTATTTAATTACGTGTTCAAATGGAAATTTAGTTTTCATAATAGTTCAAGCAACTAATTCAATAAACTCACCCAGAACCTTCTTATTCATCTTTTTACTCTTCAGACTCTTCACAAATGCGGATTTGATTTGAGATTTGGAAGCACATTCAGCAACATCAAACTCAGTATCCTGAGAAAGAGCACTTGCAGAAAGACCGAAGTAAGAATGATAACCGGATTTTTTGATTGTAAATGCCTTTTCTTTTTTCCAAGAAGACATTACTTTATCATAATCAGGTCCATAGTATCCACAATAACGGCGAATAAAATTACCAGAATCACGAGATTCAAGAACACGAATACCGATAAAGTTGGTATCCTCAAAATTATCCCGCAAATTATGCAGAAGAATATCAGTCATTCCATACCATTCGCAGTTCAGAGAATAGGTATTTCCAGTCTTACGGTCACGGAGAAAGCAATCTTGACCAACATGATTTGTTCCCAGATAAGGTTCATTTTCCCACTTACGTTGAAATTCACGGTGATACTTGAGACCTTGACCTTCACCATCAGACAAGATTACACACTGAACTTTTTGAAGTTTATGTTCTTTCTGAAACTTAGGAAGAATTTGGTGCAAAGAGACCAGAGATTCATTCAAAGGAGTTCCTGAAAGATTCATACCAACAGGAACAGGATAGGCAGAATAATGACTGCGACCAAAGACAACAGCAAGACGGAATAGATTTTTCATTTGTTCTTCTAGAGTTTTGCCATTTACTTTACTTGTAAGAAGATTCATCATACTAAACCACTCCCCTACTTGAAGAAGTCCGTCTTTCTTCTGATATGAAAGTTCACGAAGATTTGCCTTACCATCCTCACAATAAGAAACCAGAGGATAATCATTCGTAAAGGCATAAACCTCAAAAGGAATAGACACTTTCTTACAGAACCATACAAGATTGAAGAGTTGCTTAATAGTGTCCAACATCACTTCAGCCATAGAACCAGACCAGTCCAAAACAAATACCAGACCGTGATTTTTACCATCCGAGAGAGTTGTAACCTTCTTGAAGAGGTCCTCATTATACTTATAGGTATGAAGTTTGGTGCAGTCCAAAACACCAGTACGGGCAGTTGTGGCACGGGCATAGGAGTCTGCTGCCTTACGACACTCAAACTCTTTTACAAGATAATTTACTTCTTTCTGTGCCGAACGCTTGAAATCAACGAACTTCTTATCTACTTCACCAAAGATATTTGATTCGGTATATTCGTGCTTTTCAAGATAGTAATCCCACTGCTCCTTACACTTGGAGTGAATTTCGGAGTTAGAGACAATAATTTTTTTCAGGTCAAGTTTAGGAAGTTCAAGATAAACATTCTCATAACCATTCTGATTGACAAGTTCTTTAAGAGATTCTTCAAGGGAATCTACGGTTTTTACTTCGGGTTCCTCATTTCTTTCACCACCCCGATTAGAGATTTGCTGTTGAGGTTGCTGCTGCTGAGAACCTTGTTCAGATGCAGAACCTTCAGATTCGGGTTGGTCGTTTTCACCTTCCTGCTGATCGCTAAAATCAGAAGCAGGTTGATTATCAGCACCACTCTGTTGACTCTCAAGATTATCAAGAGAAATCTTAGTCTCTTCCTGCTGCTTTTGCTTACAATACTTATACAGTTCTTCTGCGGCAACCAGTGCATCGGCAAAGGTTTCGGCATCGGCAATCAAATTGATAATATCAGTCTCTTCACCTCGCTCAATTGGAACATCGGTGAAGTTACCAACCTTGAACCACAGGTTTGCGCGGTCAGCAAGATTATAAGTTTCCAGATTATCATCACCAATCTGGAAGAAATCATCATCAGAAAGTTCCTTATAACCAGCATAGAAGGTCTTGGCAAGACCCGCATACCGACGCTTCATCAGTTTCTCAATACGGGCATCCTCAACCACATTCACAAACTGGGGTGGAATTTTATGAGACTCCAACCAGTCCTCATCAGGAGTATAGAGAGCGTGACCAACTTCGTGACCTACCAGAAGGTCATAGACGGTATTGCTGGCACGTTCCCACATCGGCAGAGTGAGTACACGGGTATGAACATTAAAGCAGGCAGTCTCTACTTTTTTGTGCTCAACTACAAGGTCTTCGGTCGCAAGCAGTCGGGCAAGGTGGGACTTGATTTCGTGATTGACGGTCATAGATTTGTTTTCTTATGAACGTATTATACAAAAAAAGAGGGTGGTGAAACCCTCTAGTGTGCCAGTTTTAGAAGTGATCCTCAGACACCCTGAAGGCGTTGATATGCTTTATATGCTGCAGCACCCACACTTTGTTTTCCTGGAGCAGCAGTATTTGCACTACCTGATTTATTGGCATTCATAGCATCTCTTTTACCTTCAAGATATTTTATAGTATTTTGTAAAGCACCACCTTCAACAATACTCTGTCTCCACTCTTCACTCATATTTGCCATAATAGCAAGTGCCGCTTCATTGGTATTAGCATATCCTTCGGCAATTAGGTGCTCAAGGATGACATCAAAGAGGTCGATTTCTACTTCTTCGGGGCGATAACCACCACTTTTTGCGGTTGGAGTGTTTCTTCCGCTACCAACAGGAGCAATAACTGCACTAACCGCTTTACCAACAGGATTTGTTTTCATAAACTTAGCACCTTTCTCAAGAGCACCTTTTACAGCATCTTGAACATTCTCATCAAGTTGCTCTACTTCTTCTTGAGGTTGATGAACCTGCCTATAAGCTTCATAAAGCTCTCTAACTTCTTGTTCTCTCATTTTTTCCAAGACTTTTTAGTTATTTATAAAAAAGAAGCGTCCCCGTGCTGGAGACGCTTCTTGAGTGCTTGGCGACGTGCCTTTGCTTGTCGGAGTGCTTGCGGTTTCAGTTTCCGCTTCTGTTCTTTTTTACTGTGATGCTGCCAGTTTGGGAGTTTCATTTTCCTGTTGTTTATGATTCCACTTTATACGAGAATCCGCTCTTTTTATCAAAGCGTATGACACTTTCAAATTTGTCCTCAAGTCCGGTCTTATGAGAAATCACGAAAATATTAGCATCCTTAATCACATACCGAATAATCTTAAGAAACTCTTC